ACAGCAGTAAGAGATTTACGCTCAAGTGTTTGCCGTAGATGTTCTGGATTGATTAATATTTTAAATGTTTCTTGCTGTCCGGAAGGTGACGTCACGTTAATATTATATACATCGGCTGCCAGCTCATAGTCAGGAATGTTAATAGCATATGCAACATATTTATCTTTTGGGGAGGGTTTGTCAGATATAATGTGGGTGAAATGTTCAGCAGGACCATACTGATGAACACCGCTGTTATCACCTCTTTCAACCATTGTATCTCGTTGATAAACCCATGTTTTCCCTTCTCCTATCCTGTCTGGCGCTGTAATACTACGCTGTGCAGCTTTATTCAGTTCACGGTAAGTTGTATCTGGAAAAAGGGAAATTTCATAATCGTTTTTTAACAGATCATTAATGATTTTTTCTGCGTGAAAAGTTGATATAATTTCTCTGTCTTTTAAATCCTGAGGATAAACTCCACAAGCATTAATAATATTTGTTACACAGTTTAGATATTCTAATGTATTTAATTTGGAATTTAGATCCCCGTCAGTAATGTTCCATGATAACAATGAGGGGTTGTCGATAGGTAAATTTCTTGGTCCTGGTTTTATAGAAAACATAATAACGTTCCTCTAATGGTAGAGTAATATGATGTATACGGAAACATAAAAATGTTTAATTGTTGTGAAAGTAATTGCAAACAGATGTCCTATTTTTATCCAATATTTATATGGAAAAGGATAATGCTTAAATCTGTTTTTTTAATTATCGATGTGGTCTGGAGAGGCAACTGTCAAAAATCGCTCATACGAAACTAATTATTAGCAGAATAAGTTCTATAAAAGAATATATTGCTATATGAAGTTTATTTTTATGGAGTGAAAAGTAACAGATATCATAATGATGCGAAAACTCTTCAGTTAATGTAATAAACTTATATTATTAGATACAAAATCATTACAAAGTATCATTGAATCGATGATAACTATAGATAGTGTTAATTATTAACATTTGCTTGTTGACTGCGAGTATCGACTTTGCGAATGGAGGCGATGTCGGGTTTTATGTCGCATGTATTGACGACCCAGGATGGATGAGAACGCATAAAATCTCTTATTTACATCATAAGAGCATCATGTTTATTGCGTGGTTTATAAGTATTGTTATTGCATACTTAAGGCCCTTTAGCTCAGTGGTTAGAGCAGGCGACTCATAATCGCTTGGTCGCTGGTTCAAGTCCAGCAGGGGCCACCAAATCATCATTCATGTATCAGGAAGAGTTAAGGGTACAAGGGGTACTCGATGGCGGTCTATATTTCATGACTAACGCCATTTAAAGGAAGAAGTGCGGTGGGTGGTTTCGAATGAGGGCTGGTGTTTTGGTACGTGGCACGCCACTGCAATGTATTTATCCATCAGTACTCATTCAAAAGTACCTGGAAAAAATGCCCGCTATGCCAAGCGGGCAAATTGCTTACATGTGGAATTAAGTAATTAACGATAAAGCCAGAGTATTATCATTTATTATACCCATTCATTTAATCAGGTTAATTACTCAAATCACTGAACTATTCTCTGTTCGCTCACTGATGATGAGTGAGTACCACAACCAATGTATGTAGAACAATGCCGTAGAGTAAGGATGAAATGTCTCTGCCACGCCTTATACATCTACTACTGACTAGAACACCCGCCGCAGGTAGATGAGTTTTGTGAGCGTTACAGGAGTCTGGCTTTGCTCATTAATCAACGCTATTTAGATATAAATTTCTAACACTCGAAAAACGATTTTCACTAATAAATTATAACGGGTGGTTTTTATCATACAGCGAAATAACCTTTTGTTTGTTAAATTTAACATTCCTGTGCTAATTTAATTAAAAGTTCCATGCGTAGCAAGTGAAGCAGTTAATGTCAGTAATTGTCTCAAATGAGCGATTTTTTATAGTGACAAACAGTAATAACATTAAAAATAGCCATGTAGACATTAATTGAGGAATAGACAATGTTAGTTAGTAAAAGCAACGGATTTAACGCTAGCGCAGTTTTGGGTAGTGGAAGTTATAATGAAAATAAATCTTCTAAACACATGGAGCTACTAGCTCATAGTATTGTAAAATTAATTTGTAAGGAAGCTGCATCAGAGACGTATCGCGGTGCTCTTGAAATTTTACAAAAAATAATGTCTGAATGTATATATCATGAAGGCAACGCCTTTGTCATTATGGGAGCTGGAGAACAATTAAAACGTATTAAATATGATGTTGATGAAAATAACTTAAAGGTATTCAACGTACACTTTGATAATAATGAAGTGTTAGTTACTGATGGTGAGCCTGACGTAGTATGTTTAAGCAAGCAGGTCTGGGAAAATCTTCTCATTAAATTAAAACCGGAGATCAAGGAAAATGCGGCTTCTGAAGTTCATAAATCAGCGAATAAAGGTGAGATTGAGCAATTAGTTGAATGCTCTAAAAGAAATGAACAGACCCTTTTCGATAATATAAGAAAAAGTGATTTTCATGTTGGTTCACTTAAGCCAGGTAGTATGAATAGTGTTATTTTAGAAATGCCACCAAATGTCTGTATGGAACCACGTAATCCATATGAAAACAAAATAGATGAGGTTTCATCTTTGTCAGAGCCAAAGGAACACACCATAGATATTCAAGAAAAAACAGATGCGTTTGTGAAGAAGTTCAAGGGGGTATTATTTGATAAAAATACAAGGTCTTCAGAGCTTCTGTTTAATTTTTATGAATGTTGCTATAAGTTTTTACCAAGAGCGCAGCCTCAGGATAAAATCGAAAGCTATAATTCAGCACTGCAAGCTTTTTCCATCTTTTGTTCATCTACGTTGACACATAATAATATAGGCTTTGATTTCAAATTATTTCCTGAAGTCAAACTGTCTGGAGAACATCTTGAAACGGTATTCAAATACAAAAATGGCGATGATGTCCGGGAGATAGCCAAAATTAACATTACTCTCCAAAAAGAAGAAGGTGGTTTATATAATTTACGTGGATTGGATTTTAAGGGATGCTTCTTTTCTGGACAGAACTTCAGTAACTATGATATTCAATATGTGAACTGGGGAACGTCATTGTTTGATCTTGATACTCCATGTATTTTTAATGCGCCTGCTTACAACAAGAGTAATGAAAAATCATTAGAACGCGTCAGCGAAAACGGTTTAAGTGGAGTCTTGTCTGATCGTAATAAAAAAATAAAACTAATCACGGGTGTGGCACCATTCGATGATATTTTATTTATGGATGATGACTTTGATGATAACTCTCCTGAGGATGCTCCCATTGAGAATAGTCCTGTTGTGAATAGTCCCCTTGTATGAAGTTCTAAAAGTAGTTTTCAATGATAAATAAATGGCTATTTTTACGAAGAGATAATAACGTAGATTGAAACAATATGTATTATTGATTGAGTAAATGGGATTATTCTTCACACTACATCCATTTTAGTGTCACTACCAAAGAAAAAGGGGCTACGTTTTCATGTAACCCCTTGATTTATTTGGTGGGCTAGCAGTGACTGAATTGGTGCTGTAATTGGTTGAAATATTTCATCTAATGTCTGGTTCAACTTTCCTTAGCTGCCTGAAAATTTTTTGAGCTTACCCAGCAATAACAGCGTTACGGTGCACCACGCCTGACTGAAGAACTGCGTGCTCAGGGTTACCACTTCAACGTAAAACCGTGGCAGGAGGTCCGGACTGAAAAAACTGCTCAGGACATCATCGGCAGGGAACGCACTGCTAGTCTGTAAACTGAACCGACTGGGGCGCAGTATGTGGCATCTTGTCGTGCTGTTGGAGGAGCTGTGCGAACGTGGTATTAACTTTCGTGCTCTGGCCCAATCTATATTTGCCCAACAATGGGGGGACGAATGCTGTAAAAGTAAAACAATCTGCGATCTCAAAGTTATTGTGTGATTTTTATGTGAGCAGAAGATATTCATCAGAAACGATTATGTAAATCATTTTATTTTGCCAACGGCCTCATTGTCGAAAGAAAAGAATACGCCCGTGTTTCCTGAATAGATTGACTTTTTTATCCAACCACACTTCAGCGCACTGCGTTTAAAAAATGCCTCATTCTTATGCGGAATATCATCATTTCATCATGATGTCTTTGATGAGCGGTGAACACAATACACTTGCGCTGTCTCTTCAGGATGAATCCCCTGGTCTGGTGCCTGTGGGCTGATGTTGCAGCAGAGCTAAGGTCGCTTAAACGCTACTCAGTATTCACTTTTCAGAGGATGAAATTTATGAACAGGACCAGTCCCCATTATTGTCGCCGCTCAGTACTTTCCTTATTGATATCTGCCTTGATATATGCCCCGCCCGGGATGGCGGCCTTTACTACTAATGTTATTGGTGTGGTAAACGATGAGACTGTAGATGGTGTCCAAAAAGTAGATGAACGAGGTACAACAAATAACACTCATATTATCAACCATGGCCGGCAGGAGGTCTATGGTGGGATATCTAATAGTAGTATTATTGAAACTGGTGGCGAGCAACTAGTATCAATCCATGCCGATATTAACGGGCAAGCTAATAATACAACCATTAATGGAGGCAGACAGTCAATTGAGTACGGAGGAATTTCTACTGGCACGATAATCGAAAGTGGCAATCAATATGTTCATAAAGGTGGTACCAGCAATGACACGACAATTAAGGGCGGTACTTCACGCATAGAGGGGGGGACTGCAAATGGAACAATCATTGATGGTGGTAGCCAACAAGTAACAACTCAGGGGCATGTTGACGGTACAACGATAAATAAGTCTGGCTCTCAGGACGTAGTACAAGGAAGTCTGGCAACGAACACAACCATAAATGGTGGTCGGCAGTATATTGAACAGAGCACAGTAGAAACAACCACCATTAAAAATGGCGGTGAGCAAAGAGTATATGAGAGCCGTGCGCTGGACACTACGATTGAAGGCGGAACTCAGTCTCTGAATAGTAAGTCAACGGCAAAAAATACGCAGATCTATTCTGGTGGTACGCAAATTGTTGATAACACGAGCTCCTCGGATGTTATTGAAGTTTATTCCGGCGGCGTGCTTGATGTTAGAGGTGGTACGGCAACTAATATTACGCAGCACGATGGAGCCGCTTTAAAAGTAACGACTTACGATTTGACGGTGAGCGGTACGAATAGTGAAGGGGCATTCTCCATCCACAATAAAGTGGCTGACAATGTGTTGCTGGAAAACGGAGGCCATTTAGAAGTATCTCATTCTGCAAACAAGACGATTATCAAAGATAAAGGAACAATGTCAGTTTTAACCAATGCTAAAGCTGATGCGACCCGAATAGATAATGGCGGGGTTATGGATGTTGCCGGAAACGCGACAAATACCATAATTAATGGTGGCACACAGAATATTAATAATTATGGCATAGCCACAGGCACCAATATCAACAGCGGAACGCAAAATATCAAAAGCGGCGGGAAAGCTGACACAACAATTATATCCTCCGGGAGCCGGCAGGTTGTTGAGAAAGATGGTACGGCAATTGGCAGCAATATTAGCGCCGGAGGCTCGCTGATTGTCTATACCGGCGGTATTGCACATGGGGTTAACCAGGAGACGGGCAGTGCTTTAGTTGCCAACACGGGTGCAGGGACTGATATCGAAGGATACAACAAGCTCTCTCACTTCACTATTACCGGAGGGGAGGCTAATTATGTTGTGCTGGAAAATACCGGCGAACTGACGGTAGTGGCTAAAACCTCGGCGAAAAATACTACCATTGATGCTGGCGGTAAGCTGATTGTCCAGAAGGAGGCTAAAACAGATAGCACCAGACTTAATAATGGCGGCGTTCTGGAGGTTCAGGATGGTGGTGAGGCTAAGCATGTTGAGCAACAATCCGGCGGCGCATTAATTGCTTCCACGACATCCGGAACACTTATCGAAGGAACCAACAGTTATGGTGATGCTTTCTACATCAGGAATTCAGAAGCTAAAAATGTAGTGCTGGAAAACGCAGGCTCATTAACAGTCGTCACTGGTTCCCGGGCAGTTGACACGATTATTAATGCCAACGGCAAAATGGATGTTTATGGAAAAGATGTTGGCACTGTACTCAATAGTGCTGGCACCCAAACAATATATGCCAGTGCCACTTCTGATAAAGCAAATATCAAAGGTGGCAAGCAAACGGTATATGGTTTAGCCACTGAAGCAAATATCGAAAGTGGTGAACAAATTGTTGATGGTGGGTCAACAGAGAAAACACACATCAATAGTGGCACGCAAACCGTTCAGAATTATGGTAAGGCAATCAATACCGATATCGTCTCTGGCCTACAACAAATTATGGCAAACGGGACAGCGGAAGGTTCCATTATTAATGGGGGTTCACAGGTAGTTAATGAGGGCGGTCTGGCTGAAAACTCGGTGCTTAATGACGGCGGCACACTCGATGTGCGGGAGAAAGGCAGCGCAACGGGGATACAGCAGAGTAGCCAGGGCGCTTTGGTTGCAACCACCAGGGCGACGCGGGTCACAGGAACACGCGCGGATGGCGTCGCGTTCAGCATCGAGCAGGGTGCGGCGAACAATATCCTGCTGGCAAATGGCGGCGTGTTAACCGTGGAGTCAGACACCTCTTCTGACAAAACACAGGTCAATACGGGCGGACGGGAGATCGTCAAAACAAAAGCCACTGCGACAGGCACGACGCTCACCGGCGGTGAACAAATTGTCGAGGGTGTGGCGAATGAGACAACAATTAACGACGGCGGAATACAAACAGTTTCAGCTAACGGAGAGGCAATAAAAACAAAGATCAATGAAGGCGGTACGCTGACAGTCAACGATAATGGCAAAGCGACAGATATCGTCCAGAACAGCGGTGCCGCTCTCCAGACGAGCACGGCTAACGGTATTGAAATCAGCGGTACTCACCAGTACGGCACTTTTTCCATTTCCGGCAATTTAGCGACCAATATGTTGCTGGAAAATGGCGGTAATTTATTGGTATTAGCAGGTACCGAAGCTCGCGACTCCACGGTTGGCAAGGGTGGGGCAATGCAAAACCTGGGTCAGGACTCCGCCACAAAGGTTAACTCTGGCGGGCAATATACCCTTGGGCGGTCAAAAGATGAGTTTCAGGCTCTGGCCCGGGCAGAAGATCTCCAGGTCGCTGGCGGGACGGCAATCGTCTACGCAGGTACGCTGGCGGATGCATCGGTCAGTGGCGCGACAGGAAGCCTGTCGTTAATGACGCCACGGGATAATGTTACGCCAGTTAAACTCGAAGGGGCGGTCCGGATTACCGATAGCGCGACATTGACTCTGGGAAATGGCGTCGATACAACGCTTGCCGACCTGACGGCTGCCAGCCGGGGCAGTGTCTGGCTTAACAGCAATAATTCCTGTGCAGGCACCAGCAACTGCGAGTATAGAGTAAACAGTTTGCTACTTAACGACGGTAATGTTTATTTATCAGCACAAACAGCAGCGCCTGCCACAACTAACGGTATATACAATACGCTGACAACCAATGAACTTTCCGGTAGCGGTAATTTCTACCTGCATACCAACGTTGCAGGCTCTCGGGGCGATCAACTGGTCGTCAACAACAACGCCACTGGTAATTTTAAAATCTTTGTTCAGGATACCGGCATCAGCCCACAGTCTGACGACGCGATGACGCTGGTGAAAACAGGGGGAGGGGATGCTTCGTTTACGCTGGGCAATACCGGCGGTTTCGTTGATCTTGGGACCTATGAGTATGTCCTGAAAAGTGACGGCAACAGCAACTGGAACCTGACCAATGATGTCAAACCCAACCCGGACCCCAACCCAAATCCAAAGCCAGACCCAAAACCCGATCCAAAGCCAGACCCAAATCCAAAACCAGACCCGACTCCCGATCCAACGCCGACACCCGTTCCGGAGAAACGCATTACGCCTTCTACGGCAGGC